GAGTAAGATACAGCTACGATCTGGAGAGCTGGCTAAGGAGGTACTATGGTACAAAGTGACAAGTTAAAGAAAATCATAGCAGAGGTAAAAGAGGAGAGCTCCCCTGTAATAACCCTCTCAAATGAGTTGATAGCAGATTTTAGTAAGGAGCTTGATAGTGCTATCTCAGAGCTGGATATGATTATGGAGAGTATCGGAGAAAACTCTATAGAAGATATACCAGATAGCCAGATAGAGTACTACTGTGTTAAGATCCCAGCTCTTATGTACTATGCAGGGCAGAGAGTAGAGGAGCTGGGTATGCAGGTAGATTTAGCATCTAATGCTAAGAAAAGTGCTCAAAATGAGGCGATGGTAAAAGTATCTGGTACTGTGCAGGAGAAAAAAGCCAGAGTAGAACAGCTCACGGAGGATAAAGCCTTAGTAGAGGCTATTTATCGTAGAGCTTATAACAGCCTCAAAGTTAAGTTAGAGATGGCTGAGAAGATCTACAGCGGATTAAAGAAATCCCTCTCAAAGAGGATAGCAGAGGTAGATCTGGATAGATTTAGCAAGGATAAATATACCAGAGATCCAGAGGATCCTATGGAGGATTAAGCCTATGGAGCGATGGGCTTATGCGTACTTTAGGAGGCAAGCCATAGAGGATAGATGTAAGCAGGAGGCACAGTGGCTAATAGATAATCCTAAGGACAGTATCCGTAAAATGGCTAAAGAGTTTTGTATAAGTAAGAGCCAGCTACATAGAGATCTCCATGAGCTCAGAAATATAGATGATGATCTCTATGTACAGTGTAGAAATATTTTAAGGAGGCATAAAAGGCGATGTTTATAAGAGTTGAGGATCAGAGCGGAAACCTTACTATCTGGCTTAATGTGAACCAGATAGCAAAGCTGGAGGAGAGCAGGAGCTCAGAGGAGTTAATGGGATACAGTGTAACTACTGTGGATAATAAGGAGTATTACTCTCCAGATGTTAAGGCTATACAGGCTTTATTGATGCCAGTAGTTGTAATGGATCCAGAGAGAGATATTGTAGATGAGCTTAAAAAGCTGGATATGATGAGAGATGTTATGGCGAGGTGTTAGGTATGGAGGAAAAGTTAGATAAGTTTTTAGCGTATCTGGAGGAGAATGGTGTAGAGATCTCTGGAGAAACAGCTTTTAAGTGTGATGATGGGATTGTACTCTTTAGCCCTAATGAGGGAGGCGGAGTAGATATAGCCATTATCAGAAATGTAATTGAGTTAAATTATAATTTAGGTATCACGGATGCAGATATAAACCTCTTTAATACAGAGGTAGGCATTATGCAGGAGTTAGGAGGAGAGCAGTAATGGAGTGTTGCGGTACTTGCGGTAATAATTGTTACGATGGTGGAGAGTTTGTATGTAGCTGTGAGGCTAGTGATGCTTATGGATGCCCTACAGCCTATAACGATACTTGTAATGAGTGGTGTGAGAAAGGAGATAATTAAAATGACAGGAAAAGAGTATGTAGAGTTAGCTATGAGAACTAATGACGGTAACGCAACAGACAGGATCGAAAAGGCTATTGAGCTTTTACATAGACCAGATAAGCCTAAGTGCTTTAAGCCTGTAGTAGAGGATCTGGGAGGAGTGCTTAACGGATGCTTAGGGCTTGCAGGAGAGGCAGGAGAAACTCTGGATATGATTAAAAAGTGGATTTTCCACGAAAAGGATCTTGATAGAGAGCATCTTAAAAAAGAGCTGGGAGATGTAATGTGGTATATGGCTATGATTTGTTATAGTTTTGGTTTCGATCTGGATGAAATCCTCCAGATGAATATTGATAAGCTCAAAGCCAGATACCCAGAGGGATTTGATACAGAGAGAGCTAATCATAGAGCGGAGGGAGATATTTAATGGCAGAGATAGATAACCTCATAGCGGAGGTAAACAAAAAATACAAAACGGATATAATCCGTAAAGCATCGGATCTTAAGGGGATAGAGTTTATCCCCTATACCTCCCCTATGATGAATTACTTAACCAGAGGAGGAGTACCTGTAGGGAGGATCATAGAGCTGGTAGGATTACCTCAGAGCGGTAAAACGACTACAGCTCTGGATATTATCTCTAATTTTCAAAAGAAATACAAAGATAAGTACTGTGTATATCTGGATGCAGAAAATACGATAGATAAGGAGTGGGGAGAAACTCTGGGGGTAGATTGGAGTAAGGTAATCCTCATCCAGCCAGAGAGTGAGTATGGAGAGGAGCTCTTAGATATGCTCTTAGATTACATAAGATCTGGTAAGGTAGGCTTAGCAGTACTAGATAGTGCTCCATTTATCATACCTAAGGCAGTACAGGAAAAGGGGTTAGATGAGAAAAGTTATGGCGGTAACAGTGCTCTTATGAAAGCATTTTGTGATAAGGCGGTACCGCTTTGTAAGAAAGTGGAGTGTACTTTTCTCCTCATCAATCAGTTAAGAGAAAATATAGGAAATCCGTATAAGCCTTTTAAGATCCCCTGTGGTACAGCTATAGCTCATGCGTGCTCACAGATCTTATGGTTTACAAAGGGATCCTTACTGGATGAGAAGTATAAAGAGGTAAGTAGCGGATATGCTAACCCTAGCGGTAATCTGGTAAGCGTGAAAGTGGAGAAAAACAAGGTTACTAAAAATGATCGTAGGCTCCAGACTTACACACTCAACTACAGTACAGGCGTGGATGAGATTAAGGATACCTTAGATCTGGCTATTATGCTGGGGATTATCTCACAGGCTGGAGCGTGGTATAAGGCTACTCTTAAGGATGGCAAAGAGCAGAAAATGCAGGGATTTAACGGAGTGCAGGAGTTTTATTATAACGATCTGGAGGAGTTGGAGTATCTTAGAGAGCAGGTATATAAGGCAGGGATGGAGTAATGAAATATACAATAAAAGAGGTTTTGTTTTACTGTGAGAGAAATGGGATAGTAGTACATGAGTGCTGGGATAAAGAGGATGGAAGAAAGAAATTTTATAAAATGGTTATTCCAGTGTTTGAGGCTGATAAGTTAATCCCTGTATCAAGCAGAGAGTATATTTGTAAGACAGTAAAAGAGTGTTATCAGTACACAAAAAAGCTATTAGAGGATGATACTTTTAGATTGGCTGTGAGTGCGTGGGTAAGGAGTTGGTAGAGTGAGTATAGATAAAGTATTAGCCTCTAATCTGAGGAAAGCAAGAGAGGCTAAGGGATTAACCCTTAAAGATGTGGTAAAAGCTACAGGATACACAGAGGTAAGTATTAGCAGATGGGAAACAGGCGAGAGAATACCTAAAGTAACAGCGGTGTATAATCTGGCTAAGTTTTATGGAGTATCAATAGATAGATTATTCTGGAAAGAGTAATACAGGAGGAGGCAGTAAAAAGCCTCCTCTATTATTTTATACAGGGGTTATATAAAAAATGATTGACATTATTATATAGGGGGTGTATATTATAGATGAGGTAAGGAACTAGATACAAACTGAAAGAAAGGTAAACAATATGAGATATAAAGAGGATAATGATAACAGATACAGAGTAAACTTTATGAGAGCTACAGAGGAGCTCATGGATGCCGTCACAGTTGAGAGTTTTATCTCTTACTTAGAAGAAAATGCAGAGTTTGAGGATTATACAGTAGAGTACATTGACGGAAAATGTGTTAAGTGTAGAGCCTATGATCTCACAGAGGAAAACAGCAAGCTCCATAAGGAGTTTTTAGTAACAGAGGATGGCAGAGTATTTTACTGGAGAACCTTATTAGATAAGATCGAGTTAGTAGATACTGAGGAAGAAAAGCAGGAGGTACAGGAGATGGTAGTAGATTTTAGAGAGGCTAAGGAAGTTGCAAAAGAGGTAGCTAAGGAGCTTACAGAAAAGGATAGTAACTGGAAATGGAGAGTACAGGTATTAAAGAGTGAGATCCGTGTATGGTGGGGATACTTACAGTACTGTGATACAGATGATAGCCACTTTACTATCAAGATGAGTGATAGAGAGGATGAGCGTGGAACTGATACAGATTTTATGGTAGCCAGAAATGAGCATGATGAGTATATGACAGGTAGGATTATCGGAGTAGATG